ATATGGCTAAAGGCGATACACTAACTCCACAACAAGAGCAGTTCTGTCAAGAGTTTATTAAAGACTTGGCGGCTGTTCCTGCAGCAATCCGTGCTGGATACGGCGAACAACATGCAAAGAAAAACGCATGGACTATGATTCGTAATCCATTAGTGGCAAAAAGAATATCAGAACTTAAAGCCGACCAGACAAAGCGTACTAAAATTGAAGCGGATGATATATTGCGCCGCCTAGTACGTATCGCTGAGAAGACCGAGCAGGAGGGCGATTATAACGCGGCTATCCGCTCCCTTGAATTATTAGGTAAACATCAAGCGATGTGGACTGATAAGAATGTAACCGAGATGAATGTGCAAAACGCATTCTCTACTGGCAACTCTGAGGAAGATATCGAACGCGATGTTGAACGTCTGAAGAAAATTGCTGCACCAAAACTAAAAATCGTAGGAGGTAAATAATGAATATAGCACTGGATGAAGCCAATAAAAAGTATCAAGAAGATCTTGAAAAAAATTTAAAAAAGAATGAAGCGATACAACCAAAAAATAGAAATAACATAAACACAGGTGGCAAAGTTGAAGGAGCTACTCTTAGAGAGACAACTGTAACTGAATCTGCAAAGAAAACATCTGATTTAAACAAAGCTGCTAAAAAGAAAAAAGATCCGCCTAATGCTATGGATAAATATGGCGATCAATTAAAAGCTTTATTATCTAATAAAGACAAATTAGTTGGCACTAAAGTTGAAGGTGATAGCAGAAATAAATATCAAATTCAAATAAATAAATTAAAGAAAAGAATGAAAGCCGATGGTTTAAAATTTAATTCATTACTAAACGAGGTTAAAAAACAAGAACGTGAAGGTAAATTTGACAGAGGGGCAGAAGGTAAAGCTAAAAACAAACTACGTCAAAAAATGATGTCAGAAAAAATTGGTGGCAGCAGAGGTAGATAATGTCTAATAATACAACTAATGATAAAACATCTAATCCTGCTGACGTACTAAAGAACATTGTTTTAGGTAAAGCAGATAAGGTAGCATCTAAAATACCTGGCTACACTAAAGTAAAAGGTATAGCAGATAAAGTTAAAGACGCTGGGTTTTCAGTAGATGTAGGTAAAGATAAAATAGGTATTAGTTATAAGAAAAAGTTTTAATGCAAGTAAAAGTAACAGGAGATACGAGCATGATTTTAAATCCAGATCTGGATATATACGATCCAAACAATCCTCCACAAGATGCTTTTACGCAACTTGTGATATGGGGTGACGAAGTATATGTCCTTAACAACAGAAGATAGAAACGCCGCTACCAGAGTAGCCGTACAACAAGCAAGAGAAGATCTCTTGGCTTTCGTTATGTTGATGAACCCATCCTTTAGTGTTGGGCCGCATCACAGATTGCTATGTGATCAACTAATGAAAATTGCAAGTGGGGAGTCAGACCGTTTGATGGTATTTGTTGCCCCCCGTTCAAGCAAATCATTAATAACATCTACATACTTTCCCGCATGGGCACTGGGTAAGAATCCATATTGGCAAGAGATTGCTGTGTCACACAGTGATGATCTCGCAACAAGGTTCGGCCGCGCCATACGTGATATTGTAAATACCCCACAATACAAATCTATCTTTCCACAAATAAATATTCGTAAAGATAATCGTTCTGCGAACAGCTGGAGTCTTCAACATAAAGGCAAAGATGCAGGTTCATTCCTAGCAGCTGGTTCAGGATCTGGTATTGCAGGTTTTGGTGCACACTTGGCCATCATAGATGACCCAATATCAGAGCAAGATGCATTTTCAAAAGCTAGAAGAGAGGCTCTAAACGAGTGGTATGCTTCTGGATTGCGTACAAGACTCATGCCTGGTGGTAAAGTTGTTATAGTTATGACAAGATGGCACGAAAGAGACTTAGCTGGACATCTATTATCTCTAGAAGATAGCTCTCCTATGTCAGATTCGTGGGAAGTTGTGCGTATTCCCGCACTAAATACTACAGATTCTTTAGAAAAACTAGAAGATGCGCGTGAAAAACTGGTAAAACAAGGGTATTTATCTAAAAATTACACAAAATTGCAGTTAGGTGAGTCATTTTGGCCAGAACCTGACGAGAAAAACGGATTTCACTGGTCAACTGAAGAAATAATCCGTACAAAAAACAATACACCCCCATTTAAATTTGATGCATTGTACGGTCAAGCTCCATCTGCAGAAGAAGGTAACATAATAAAACTAGATTGGTGGCAGAACTGGGAGAATCCAGACCCACCTGAGTGTGAATACATAATACAATCATGGGATACTGCATTTTCTACACGAACAACTGCAGATTATTCTGCGATAACTACATGGGGTGTGTTTAATAAAGGATTAGATATGCCTAACCTAATATTATTGGGGGCAGAAAAAGGAAGATGGGATTATCCGACACTTAGAGAGAAAGCAGTTAAAAAATATAATCAACATAATCCAGATTCTATACTAATAGAGAAGAAAGCTTCAGGTCAATCTTTAATACAAGACTTACGTTTAACAGGTTTGCCTATATTTGAGTTTCAACCAGACAGAGATAAAGTTGCTAGAGCATATTCTATAACATCTTTGTTTCATAACAGACGAATATTTGCCCCTTTTAAAAAAGATTGGGCTATGGAAGTTATAGATGAGACTAGAGCTTTTCCAGCAGGACTTCATGATGATTATATGGATACACTTACACAAGCATTGATATGGATGAGAAATGGTGGATATGTTTCACATGGAGCTGATACTTGGCTTGACAAACGAGAGCAAGAGATTTATAATAGAGATGGTAGAAAATTCTACTAAAGGGGATACATGGCTATAGAAAAAAGAATAGAATTACCAGAAGACGATACGTTATCTGCAGACTTACCTACAGGTCAAGAGATAACTGAAACACAAGATGGTGGCGTAGAAGTCACTTTAACAGATCAACAACAATTAGATGAAGCTGAAGCTATGGGTCTTCTTGAAGAAGATGCTCCTATGATGATGGGGGACTTTGATGATAACCTGGCTGAAAATATGCCAGAGTCTGATATACAAGAAGTTTCTAAAGAATTACAAGAAGGTTACGATAGAGATAAACAATCTAGAGCAGAGTATGATGAAATTGCAGAAGAAGGTATAGAACTATTAGGTTTAAAATATGATGAAGGTGCAGGTGCATTTCCAGGAGCAAGTGGTGTTACACATCCAGTTCTTGCACAAGCAGTTGTAAAGTTTCAAGCTAAAGCATACAAAGAATTATTTCCAACTGAAGGCCCAGTTAGAACTAGAATTATGGGCACACAAACTCAACCTAAATTAGAACAAGCAAATCGTGTAAGACAATTTTTAAATTGGCAAACACAAATACAAATGCCTGAGTACGGACCTGAGTTAGATAAAATGTTATTTCATGTAGCTTTGTATGGAACAGCATTTAAGAAAACTTCTTTTAATCCTTCATTACAAAGACCAGTTACAGAATTTATTAAAGCACAAGATTTTTTTATTGATTACTTTGCATCTGATTTAGAAAGTGCAGAAAGATACACTCATAAATATTTAATATCTAAAAATGAAATTAAAAAAATGCAAATTGCAGGAATGTTTATAGATACAGATATAGATGCAGAATATGGATCTGAACAAAGTTCCGCTGATGAAACTTCTGATGAAATTGTAGGTGTTTCTAAACCAGGAGAAAATGATGATTATATAGAAATGTTAGAGATGCATATCAATTTAGATCTGCCAGGTTATGAAGATCCTGATGGTATTAAATTACCATACATAGTTCATATGACATCTGATGGAACAGTTTTAGCTATTAGAAGAAATTATGATCCAGACGATCCAATGCGTAAAAAGAAAATGTATTTTACGCATTATACAATGATTCCAGGTTTGGGTTTTTATGGTTATGGTTATATCCATTTAATAGGTGGATTAACTAAAACAGCTACTTCCTCTATGCGTCAATTGATTGATGCTGGAACCTTTGCGAACTTGCCAGGTGGTTTCAAGGCTCACGGTTTACGTGTCCTTGCACCTGACGAGCCTATTGCTCCAGGTGAATTTAGAGAAGTAAATGCACCCGCTGGTGATTTAGGAAAGTCTTTACAGATACTTCCGTTTAAAGAACCATCGTCAACTTTATTTAATTTAATGGATTATGCGTCTAAACTCGCATCCCAGTTTGCAGACTCTACTGATAACGTAGTAGAAAATGCAACAAACTATGGGCCAGTTGGCACAACCATGGCCCTGCTTGAGCAGTCTTCAAAGCTGTTCAATGCTGTGCATAAACGATTACATGCCGCACAGACTAAAGATCTTCGTATTCTAACTAGATTAGATTCGGAGTTTCTTCCTGATTTGTATCCCTACGAAGTGGCAGGTGGAGCACAGCAGATATTTAGGAACGATTTCAATCTAAAAAGTATTGATGTAATTCCTGTATCAGATCCTAATATGCCGACTGAGGCACACAGGATCGCAAAAATAAACGCCATCATGTCCATCGCTCAACAAAACCCAGCTGCTTACAACATGGAGCAAATAGGTATGGAATTGTTTTCAGCGATGGGCGTGGACGAACCACAAAGATATTTAAAACAACA